AGATATTACATATTTACAAGAATATATTTCTTCAACAGAGTCATCTAAAAGAGGTCAACCTAAATATTATGCCATGTTTGGTGGTGCTACAGGAGAGTCTGATACCACATCTGGAAGAATGATGTTTGCCCCTGTCCCTGATACAACATACAAATTTAGAGTTCATTTTAACGCTGCACCAGCTTTATTGGAAAATAATGATACTAACTATATTAGTCTTAATTTTCCAAATGGTCTATTGTATTGTTGTCTATCAGAAGCATATGGATATTTAAAAGGTCCAATAGATATGTTGACACTATACGAAAATAAGTATAAACAAGAGGTACAAAAGTTTGCTAATGAGCAAGTTGGAAGAAGACGAAGAGACGATTATACTGATGGTGCTGTTCGTATTCCAGTTAACTCGGCAAACCCATAGGAGATAAATTATGGCAATTACATCGGCAATTTGTACAAGTTTCAAACAAGAAATTTTAGTGGGTACACACAATTTTACAGCTACAAGTGGAAACGCTTTTAAAATAGCTTTGTATACTAGTTCTGCAAGTTTAGGAGCAGGTACTACAGCTTATTCAACATCCAATGAAATTACAAACTCATCTGGAACTGCATACACTGCAGGTGGTGCAGCTCTTACAAGTGTAACTCCAACAACTTCTGGAACAACTGCAATTTGTGATTTTGCAGATGTAAGTTTTTCTTCTGCTTCTTTTACAGCTAATGGTGCATTAATATACAATGACACACAATCCGATAAAGCTGTTGCAGTCATAGCATTTGGTGGAGATAAAACTGTAACAAGTGGTACTTTCACAATTCAATTCCCGACAGCAGACGCAACAAACGCGATCATAAGAATAGCATAACGGAGGTTAACGGATGTCCGTTACTCGAACTTTCACGGTCACGGTAGTCTCTACCGGCTCTGGTAATAAATATTTTATTGATGGTGTACAACAAGCTACAGTTAATTTAGCTGAAGGTTATACTTATAAATTTGATCAATCTGATTCATCAAATAGTACACACCCATTAAGACTTTCAACAACTTCAAATGGAACTTGGTCTGGAGGGTCGGAATATACTACGGGAGTTACAACCAATGGAACACCAGGTAGTTCAGGAGCATATACCCAAATCACTGTAGCAGCTAGTGCTCCTACACTTTATTATTATTGTAGTAATCACTCTGGAATGGGTGGACAAGCCAACACTCCAACTTCAAATACTTGGAGTATGTTAACTTGGGATCAAAATAGTTGGGGACAACAAGATGCAGCTAATGTTTCAACTACAGGAGTTTCTGCAACTTCATCTATTGGATCAGTCACTGTAACTGCAGTTCCAGATCTTGGATGGGGTAGAGCAGCTTGGAATGATGATGCGTGGGGCATTCAAGGTGATATACTATTAGAAGGTGTTTCTGCAACAGCAAGTGTTGGATCAATTAGTCCTGCTGATGTAATGGGATTAACAGGTGTATCATCAACAACAAGTATTGGGTCACCAACAATAATAGGTGACATAACACAAACATTAGCTAGTGTATCTGCAACAGCAAGTGTTGGATTAATTACTCCTGCAGATGTAATAGGAGTAACAGGAGTTTCTGCAACAGCTTCTCCTGGATCAATTTCTCCTGCAGATGTAATGGGAGTAACAGGAGTTTCGGCAACAGTTTCTGTTGATGAAGTAAACATATCATCAAATCCTGTAGTTTTACCATCAGGAATTGCTATTACATCTTCTGTTGGATCAATTTCTCCTGCAGATGTAATGGGATTGACAGGAGTTTCAGCAACTGTTAATGTTGGATCAATTACTCCTGCAGATGTAATGGGATTAACAGGTGTTGAAGCAACTGTTTCTGTTGCTGGATTTGGTACTGCAACAGGTTTTGGAATTCAAGCATATCAAGCTATTGACACTGGATCTAATACATCGTATACAGACGTAGCAGCATAATAGGAGATAAAAATTATGGCATCAACATATACACCACTCGGTATAGAACTTCAGGCAACTGGTGAAAACGCCGGTACATGGGGGACAAAAACTAATACAAATTTAAGTATTGTAGAACAAATTTCAGGTGGATTTACAACACAAGCTGTTTCTGATTCAGGAGACACAACTCTTTCAGTATCAGATGGAGCAACTGGTGCAACTCTTGCACACAGAGTCATAGAATTTACAGGAACTATTTCAGCTTCTAGAAACGTTACTATACCTTTAGATGTTCAAAATTTTTATATTTTAAAAAATTCAACAAGTGGATCACAAAACGTAGTATTTAAATATGTTACAGGTTCAGGAGACAGTGTAACTCTTACTCCTGGAGCAGTAAAATTAGTTTATGCTACTGCTAATGATGGAACAAATCCAGATATTGATGATTGTGGATTTATAACTGCTTCATCCACTGATACTTTAACAAACAAAACTTTAACTTCACCTAAAATTGGAACTTCAATTTTAGATACTAACGGTGCTGAATTATTTAAATTAACAGCCACAGGTTCAGCCACTAACGAATTAACAATAGCAAATGCAGCTAACGGAAGCGCTCCAACTATTTCAGCAACAGGAAGCAGTGACTCTAATATAAATATCAATATGGCTCCAAAAGGATCAGGAGAAATTGTAATTGGGACAGGAGCAGCCGCAGCTACACTAACAACAAGTGGTGCTCACGATTTAGTATTAGATACAAATTCTGGAACTAATTCAGGTACAATAACAATTACTGATGGAGCAGATGGAAATATTAATTTAGCACCAAATGGAAATGGTGTAGTTCAAGTAGGTGGAGCAGCCGCAAAAGTTGCAGGAAAAGAAACTATTTGGGTTCCATCTTCTGCTATGTATGCAAACACTACAAACGGAGCTGAAGCTGCACAAGTAGAGTTATCAAATGGTCCAGAACTTAAAGTTTTAGATTTTGATAAAACCTCTGATGAATTCGCACAATTTGCTGTAGCTTTTCCTAAATCATGGAACGAAGGCACAGTAACTTTTCAAGCATTTTTTACAGCTACTTCAACAGATACAGGAACTACTGCGTTTGTTTTACAAGGAGTTGCTCTAGCTGATAATGGAGATTTAAACACAGCTTTTGGAACAGCTGTAGGACCAACTGCAAAAGCTCATAGTGGTACATCAAACGATTTAGACGTAACAGCAGAAAGTGGAGCGGTAACAATAGCGGGCTCGCCTAGCACAGACGAGTACGTATTTTTTCAAATATCAAGAGACGTTTCAGCAGATGATTTAGATGCTGATGCAAGATTACTTGGGATTAAATTATTCTTCACTACTGACGCTGCTAACGACGCATAAGGAGTATAGAATATGAAATACAAAGACAAGTCGTTAGAGCCAACTCTAACGGTAGAAAAAAATACTAAACAAACCGAACAAAGAAGAGCTAAAGGTTTTGGCTATCAAATTTTAGGATTTGGTTCAGGAGGAATTGTTGTTCCTGAATTTGTAGCTACAAATATTTTAGTTTCTGGAGGCGGAGGCGGCGGAGGCCGTGAACGAGGAGGCGGCGGAGGAGCTGCAGCTCAAAGAATTTTTACATGTCAAACTGTTCCAGCAGATACTGTCACTGTTACCATAGGTGCAGGAGGCGGCGCAGGTGGAGGAGATGGAGTCGCATCAAGTGTAGCTCTTGGGGGTGGTACAATTTCAGCCGATGGAGGCGGTGGAGGAGGAAGCTTCGGAAACGGCCAACCCTCTAATGGTTCAGGAGGCGGTGGATCAAAATATGGTGCTACAGCAGGAAGTGGGGGATCTTACGGAAATCCGGGAGGATCAGGAGATGCTAGTTCTTTTTATGGAGCTGGAGGTGGAGGCGGAGGCCGAAACTCAGCTGGGCAGCCTACTAATGGAGCAGCCGGAGGTAGTGGAACAGATTATTCACCAACTTTTCCAGGAGCAGTTGGTTTAATCGGCGGCGGCGGAGGCGGCGGCGGAGATAATAGACAACCTAGTTCAAATGCAGGACCTCCAGGTCCAGGAGGCGGAGGTGTTGGCGGAAGAACCCCATCTAATTCAACAGGTGGTACTGCAAACACAGGATCAGGAGCAGGGGGTGCAACTAGATGTAGACAAACACCTCCAGGTGGATCAGGTATTGTTGTAATTCAAGTTCCAGCAGACGCTGTGCCTACTACTTCGGTAACACCAGGATGTAATACATTAGTGTGTGCACCAGGTGGTACAAAATTTGCTAAATTTATTGTAAGTGGAGAATTAGTTAGAGGTTAATTATGGCTTTATTTGCAGAACTTGATTCAAACAATATTATTGTAAATGTCATAGTTGTTTCTGATCACGATGTATCAGAAAATGGTGGAGACAGATCAGAACAAGCAGCTTTGTACGTTAAAAATAAATTTGGAAAAAATCCTTCTAATAATTTTATCCAAGGTTTTGAAGACTTTACTACAAGAGGTCATCCGCCTGTAGTAGGTGGAGATTATTTACCTGACGAAGATGTAGTTAGGTTACGTAAATATTTTCCAAGTTGGGTTTGGAATTCAGAAATTATAGATTGGCAATCTCCTATAGGAGCAAAACCTACAGAAGATCAATGGCCTGAAAATACAGCTTATGTATTTTGGTCAGAGCATAAACAAACATGGGTAGCTCATGTAATTGTTCAAGAAGAAGATATTGTTATTGAAGATGGTCATGTTACGGCAGTAAACACTCCAGGCATATATGAAATAAGAGATTGGGATAATTCTGTTGGAGATTTTAATGCAACAGGAACACAAGTCACTATGCAATACGATTCATAATAACTTTTACGTATTTACTTTTATATAATTTAATTATATAAGATGCAAAGAAAGTTATGATTCTATCAAATAATTATTATTATTTTCAAAGTGCTTTATCAAAAGAGTTTTGTAAAAAAATTATAGATTTTGCATTTTCTGAAAAAAATAAAATCAAACCTGCTTTGACAGGAATTTTACGTCCTCCAGAAAATGAAGTAACTTTGGAAGAATTAAAAGAAATAAATAAAATTAGAACATCTTCTATTAGATTTTTAGATGAGCCCTGGATTACCAATACAATAACTCCATATGTTATGGAGGCTAATAAAGAAGCTAATTGGAACTTTCAGTTTTCACAATATGAAAAAGCCCAATTTACTATTTATGATAACAATGAGTTTTATGATTGGCATTGTGATACTTCAGATACACCTTTTGAAGATGGCACAATTAGAAAATTATCTGTGACAGTTTCTTTAAATGATGGTTTAGAATATGAGGGCGGTGAGTTTGAAATTGATAACAGAAATAACTTTCATGAAAAAAATATACATAAATTAGATATGATCAGAAACGTAGGATCACTTGTAGTTTTTCCTTCTTTTCTGTACCATAGAGTTAAACCAGTAACTAAAGGTACAAGATATAGTTTAGTAATTTGGTACAGTGGGAGACCTTTTATATAATGAATGAGAATATTTTAAAAAAAGAAAATTATTTTAGCAGTCCGATATATCACGTACATAAACCAGAATGGGTTTCAAAATTAAATATGTTTTCAGATATTGAAATTGAAAAAGCCAAACAAAGAGATCAAAAAATATTAGAAGACAGAAGTAAAAAATTTGGAGATGTAGGAGAAATAGGTCATTCTTTTCATTCTAAAAATTTAACTCTTAATCAAGACTTTGCTTTTTTTAATCAATATATTGGAGAGAGATCAAGAGAAATTTTAAATGAACAAGGTTATGATCTATCAAATCATTTATTAATTATTAATGATTGTTGGGTGCAAGAATTTGCAAAAGGTGGTCATCATTCTTCACACATACATCCTAACAATCACATTTCTGGTTTCTATTATTTAAAATGTTCAGAAAAAACTTCTTTTCCTATTTTTCACGATCCAAGACCAGCTAAAGTAATTATGGATTTACCTGAAAAAGATATAGAAAAATTAGATGATTCTAGTTCTAGAATATTTTATACACCAAAACCAGGTGATTTATATCTTTTTAATTCATATTTAAACCATGAATATTCTTTTGATTTTGGAGTTGAACCTTTTAGGTTTATACATTTTAATATTCAAGCAATACCAAGAATAGATGTCTGATTTATATAAAGATAAATTTAAAATTGTTAGAGGTGTTATCTCAAAAGAAACATCTTTAGTTTTATTTAACTATCTTCAAATGAAAGCACATGCTTGGAAAACAATGACTAAAGCTGAATATTTAGGGGACAAAAAAATTATGGGTGGTTATGATGTTCAAGTTCCTGGGACCTGGGGTTGTTATGGTGACATTGCAATGGATACAATTTTAGAAATGTTAATACCTAAAGTTCAAGAGGCAACTAATATTAAATTAGTTCCTATGTACAGTTACACTCGTTTATATAAAAAGGGTGCAGAGTTAGAAAAACATAAAGACAGACTTTCTTGTGAAATATCTGCGACTATGAATTTAGGTGGAGACCCTTGGTCTATATTCATAGAACCAGATACATCTATAGGGGAAATAAAAAAAGGTTTATATTATGCTGGTAATACAAAAGGTGTAGAAGTTGTATTAGGTCCAGGAGATATTCTTTTATATTTAGGTGCAGAATGTGAACATTGGAGACTACCTTTTGAAGGAAATATATGCGGTCAAGTTTTTTTACATTACGCAAACATTGAAGATGAGTATGCGAAAGACTATGCATGTGATGGTAGACCTCATTTAGGATTACCTACATCTTTTACTAAACTACCTATAAAAAGAAAAGTCATGGATTATTAATGGACTTTAATTTAAAAAAATTTAAAGTTCAAAAAAATGTTTTTGTTTTAACTGGTAAGATTAAAGACGAAAAATTACTTACAAATTTAAAAAAATATATAATTCAAAAATCATCAATAGTTTATAAAGAAGGATCAAATGTTCACTCTGAAAGAACAGATTTTAAAGCGTTAATTAACAATGATGATTTTTTTGGTTTTTTAAAACAATCTAGAAATATAATTGAGAAAGCTTGGCCTTATGATTATGTAGTCTTTGATGCGTGGGGATGTGTCTATAAAAACCCATCGGACTTTTGCATGAGGCACAATCATTTAGGGACAACAGCTTTTTCAGGAATAATATATTTAGGTGATGAGGGACCAGGCACTTTTTTTCCTGAATTAAATCTTACAGTAAAAGAAGAGTTTGGAAAGTTTGTTATATTTACTCCAATGTTAGATCACGAAGTATCAAGATATAGATATAAAAAACCAAGAGTTGTAGCAGCATTTAATTGTGATGATCACAAATATATGACAAATCCTAAGACTACAAAAATTTTAAGATGAAATTATTATTTATTCATATACCAAAATGTGGTGGAATTTCTATGAAACGATTTTTAAATGAAGAATATAAAACACCTATATTTGAAGGACATTTTACTTGTGCTCAAATGAAAGCAAAAGCTAATTTAAATAATTATAGCTATGATCAAATTATAACTACAGTAAGAAATCCTTATGAAAGATTGGTAAGTATATATTTATTTTTAAAAGATAAATCAAAAGAGTATATACATTTGTATAAAACAACTGATTTAAATGTTGCTTTTAAAGATTTTACATTTGAACAATTTGTAAAATTTTTTTTAAAAGAAAATTGTTTAAACTATCACTACATGAATACCTATATGTTCTTACCACAAAAAACATGGTTGGATACAGAAGATCATGTAGCTATATATAAACTAGAAGATGTAAACAAACACTTTAATTTGAAACATTTTAATAAAACAAACATTGATTATGATTGGAAAAAATATTATACACAAGAATTAAAAGAAATAGTAAATATATTTTATAAAGAAGATTTTAAACATTTTAATTATACAGAATGAAAATAGAACCAATATTTCCATCAGCTTTAGGTGTTTCTATAAATGATAATCATAATAGTATGAAAGAAAAACCTTTGCAGTATTGTTTAGATAAATTAAATGATATTGAAAAGGGTGGAGATAATTGGTCTTCTAAAGTTTATAATACTTGTGGAACAAAAAATCTAATAACTATATCTGAGTTTGGTAATTTAAATGATTGGGTTTTTCAAGAAGTTGTAAACTATGTAACAGAGTTAGGTTTTAAAAATATTAAGTTACAGCCACACGATTCTTGGTTTAATGTTTATAAAAAGTACGACTATCAAGAATACCATGACCATGGAGAAAGTGATATTTCAGCAGTTTATTTTTTAGAGTCTAATGAACAGGATGCAAATTTAGTTTTTAAATCTAATGAACCTTCTGGATATAGTCACGAATTTGTAAAAGATAATCCATACACATGGAAAAGATTTTTTGTTCCTCCTGTTCCAGGTAGATTAGTAGTTTTTAAATCTCACATGCAACACTCTGTAGAGCAACACTTAAAAGATAATATTAGAATATCATTGGCTTACAACTTTAAGATAATTAAATGAAAATAATAAACAATTTTTTAGATTATGAATATCAAGATCACCTTGAAAAAATTTTATTAATAAGAGAAAACTTTCCTTGGTATTTACACCATAGTTCAAACTATGGACCAGAAAATTATGATGATTATGTAAAATTTAATTCTGGTCTACCTTTAGAAAAAGAACATCCACAATTTGTGCACCTGTTTTATAATGATGAAAAACAAAACTCTGATTTTTTTCCTACAATAGGAAAGTTTTTTAAAAGTAATATACATTTTGAAATTGAGAGATTTTTTAGAATAAAAGCTAACTTAAACATTCAAATTCCTAATCAATTAAAAGATATTCATGGACCTTTGCATAGAGACAGCCCTCACGATTATTTAGAAAGTATTTTATATTATGTAAATGACTCAGATGGAGAAACTTTATTTTTTGATAACGATAGAAATTTAATTAAAAAAGTAAAGCCTAAAAAAGGTAGAGCGATAATATTTGATTCCAACATTATTCATGCCGCAAGTTCTCCAATAAATTGTAGATTTAAGGTAGTAATTAATTGTATCGTTTATAAGAAAAATAGGTTAAATACGTCTACTAATAAATTAAGTAGATTTTAAACAAATCAGATTATATAGTAGGTTTATATGCTACAAAAAATAGGATTTCAACCAGGTATTAATAAACAAATCACACCCACAGGAGCGGAAGGTCAGTGGATAGACTGTGATAATGTTAGATTTAGATATGGTACACCTGAAAAAATAGGTGGTTGGAATCAATTAGGTACATTAAATGAGAACGAACTTACCGGGGCTGGTAGGGGTCTACATCATTACATCAATAGTTTAGGTAGAAAATATGCAATTATAGGAACAAATAGAATATTATACGCATATTCTGGAGGTGTATTTTATGACATACACCCTATTTTTTCTACAACAACTCTTACAAATGCATTTAGCACAAGCAATGGATCACCCACAGTTACAATAACTTATCCAAGTGCTCATAATTTAAATCCTGGTGATATACTTTTAATGGATAATTTTACTGCAATTACAGGATCTAATTTTGGTGCATCTGATTTTGATAATAAAAAATTCATGGTGGTCACTGCTCCCACCAATACAACTATTACTATAACAATGCCTTCAAATGAAAGTGGATCAGGTGCAACAACATCAGGTGGTATAAGAATACAGAAATACTACAGTGTTGGTCCAGCTGTGCAAGCAGAGGGATTTGGTTATGGATTAGGATCTTGGGGCGGAGAGGCTGCTGGTGCTATTACTACAACATTAAATGGATCGTTAGGAGACAATGCATTTGGAACTGGAGGATCGGGAACATCTATTACATTAACAAGCACAACTAACTTTCCGTCTTCTGGTACAAATTTTATTTTAGTTGGAACAGAAGAAATTTCTTATACAGGTATTTCAGGAAACGATTTAACAGGAATTACAAGAGCAGTTAGAGGAACAACAAGGGCTGCACACTCTAGTGGTGATACTGTTACAAATACATCTGACTTTGTTGCATGGGGTGAGGCTGCATCTGGTGATTTGGTATTAGAACCAGGTATGTGGTCATTAGATAACTTTGGTGATAAAGCTATTTGTTTAATTCATGATAGCGCTTGTTTTGAATGGGACTCTTCTTTATCAAATGCAACAGCAACAAGAGCAACTATTATATCTGGTGCGCCAACCGCATCAAGACACATGATAGTATCTACACCGGATCGTCACTTAGTATTTTTTGGTACAGAGACAACAATCGGTGATCCAACAACGCAAGACGATATGTTTATAAGATTCTCTGACCAAGAAGATATAAATACTTATACACCTACAGCAA